CCTGTCGGCAATTCAGAACCTCACCGGCGTCACGCTCCCTACGTCGGGGTCGTTGGCCCTGGAGGCGTCCAGCACCGGGGGAGCAAAAAGCTGGCGGCAGGCCTGATTGCTCTCTACGGCCACGTCTGACGCATATGTAACCGGATGGTATGCTCATGCTGGTGTTTATTTCCTGAGGCCGACTCTGTGGTGGCTTGTTTAAACCATCTACGGTTTGGTTTCAAGGCAGGTTCCTCGAGGCGTTCGTTTGGGTGATGGGGTCTCATAAGGGAAATTTTCTTGTGAGGGCACCTACTGAATCTTGACACGGACAGGGCCTTTTGTGCCAATTGACAGGGGAGGCGGGCGTATGCTAAGATTAAACCAGGTTTAAGCCGGAGTGGCGGAACTGGCAGACGCACGGGACTTAAAATCCCGGGGGCCGCGAGGCCCGTACCGGTTCGATTCCGGTCTCCGGCACCAGAAAAATCAAGGCTTGCGCGGTTTAGCGGGCACCTTAAAAGTGGTGCCCGCTAAGCTTTTTTGGTGCCCGTTTGGTGCCCAAACAAATCCTGTAATTTCTCCACCACTTCCTTTTGTATCGTGGGGATAACGTGGGAGTAAGTATCCAAGGTGAGGGTAACCGTCTGGTGGCCCAGCCGCTCCTGGACCACTTTCGGGTGAACTCCCTGGGCAAGGAGGATGGTGGCGTGCAGGTGGCGCAAGTCGTGGAAGCGTAGGCCGGAAAGCCCCAGCTTGTCCACCAGGGCTTTGAACCGGTGGCTTATGTTGGACGGGTCCTCCGGTTGTCCGTCCTGCCTTGGGAAAACAAGGCCGTGGTCCTGGTACTTCTCGCCTAAACGCATCCTGTTTTCCAACTGCCGGCGTCGGTGCTCTTTAAGGATCTCCACTAGGACCGGCGGGATAAGCACCTGCCGGCGGCTTTTCTGCGACTTTGGCTCCGTAAATATGAAGCCGGTTTCCGGCAGCCGCTGCAGAGTTCGGCGCACCGAAATGGTGCCCGTGTTGGTGTCCACGTCCTCCCATTTGAGGCCCAGAAGCTCGGCCCGGCGCATGCCGGTGAATATGGCCGTGCATATGAGGGCATAGTCCTGGTGGTCGCGGGCAGCCTCCAGCAGTTGCTTTATTTCCTGCAGTCCTGGCACACTTATCTCCGGCCTCTTAGCCCTGGGGGCCTGCACTGCGTCAGCTACGTTGCGAGGGATTAGCTGCCATTTCATGGCGTGGTTAAGGGCCTCCCGGATTATCCGGTGATGATACTGTACCGTCCGCTGGGCAAGGGCGCCCAGTTTTTCGGAGTAATAGCTCTGCAGGTGCATGGGCTGTAGCTTTGCCATGGGGATAGCGCCCAGGGCGGGGATGATATGTTTCTTAATAATCCGCTGGTAGCTGTCGAAGGTAGACGGGGCAAGATTGGGGCGGCAGTAGTCATCAAGCCACCTGAGCAGATATTCCCCAAACGTTAGCTTTGTGGGCTCAACGTAAGTGCCTTTTTCTATTTCCGTCAGCAGCCGGGCCAGCTCTTTTTCTGCCTCTTTCTTGGTGCCCCGGAAAGCCTTCTTGAGCCGCTTGCGCTTGCCGGTTACCGGGTCGCGGCCAAGCTCTACGACGATTGTCCAACTCTTGTTGCTGCGCTTTTCCAGGTGGCCGGGCATTAAGGAATACCTCCACGAAAAAATTTTAAAAAATGAGGAGGATTTTTGCCACAAAGGTGGTATAATAATTAATGACAATACGTCAACCAGGAGAATGATGGCACCACTTGGTGCTGAAGCCCGGGGATGATTCCTCGGGGGTTAGTAGGGCCAAGGGTGCCTTACTTATTTTGGATTTAAGAAAAAGATATTAAAGCGGCGATCGTTTGGAGAGGTTGTAAATACCAGGTCTTTCCTCCCTAATTTACCCGCGATGTAACTTGCGAGAAAGACCTTTCCCTTGTTGGCGCATGGTCGGTTATGTAGGTTGTTCCAATGATAACCAGTTGCCCCTATAAGAATATCCGCCAATTGAATTAGGCGGCGACCCTCAGCAGGGCGACTTGCAATTGATTTTACCGGTAATTCATCAAGGGAATAAGAATAATCACGGTTAATGGACCTGTTTAACGCATTCATTAATTCTTTTAGTCGAGTTGTTTCGTCTTTTGCCACTACTTTTTTAGGGACATCCCTATATGCCAAACGAATGTGATATTCATTAAAGGGCAATAGCGTTCTGTAAATGAGTTGATAATAAAGTTTGTAAAAACCTTCTTCAAAATCGCCCCTATGGTAAATGGGATGATCAAACCTATAGTTTGGATGCGCCACAATGACCCTAAAGAACATGTGTCCTGAATTCATGTAGGCGAAGAATAGATCGACTAGGTCGGTATAGAAACACATGTATTTCGATTCCGGTTTCGATGGTACGTTTGACCATTTCATGTGAGCAGGTATCTTGTTGAGTTTACTTTCGCATATTTTATGGAAATCGTTGACAAAAGGCCAACCATATTCGGCCTTTATCCAAATACCGCCAACTAACTTATAGGGGTCATTAGTTCGACTTTCATCACAGTAAATTTTAAACTTTAGCCTCATGGGAGCAAATATATTCGTACCTCCGTGAGCCAGTATTTCCTCTTTGCCCTACCTCGGCGGATTACACACACTGCACGGCTCATACCCCGCCGCCTTGGCCTCGCTCAGGCTCATGGGTATCTTGCTCTTCGCTAGGTACCTGCACCCGTCCATGTGGTATTTCTTGCCCGTCCTGGTGACGTAAACCGTAATCTCTTTCTGGTCCTGCACCTGGCCGCCGGCGGAAGCAGCCTGAACGCTGCCCGAAGAAGCCTGTACATTTTGACTAGAAGAAGCGGGCGGTGCGTTGGGCACGGGCCCTAGCGCCCATAACCCTTTGTTGGCTTCCCGGGCCTCGGTTTGGTAAGTGCGGAAGTAATCGACGTATTTGACGTTTGGAGATACGGTGTACAGCTGGGCGTAGCCATCCAGGAGGAGCCGGGCATTGAACATCTTGGCCCGGATTTCCTGGTCGCTGATTTCAGTGGGCTTATCTACCCACACGTAGGCAAGGAGCCGCCCGTACTTATCCCGCTCCTGCACGTCTTTTTCAAGGTACACTGTCTTGCCGTCGAGCTGTGAGCGGGTGAAGTTTTCGGCTTCGGGCCCGTATGGCTCCACCGGTTGACTCGGGTGATGAGTTTCCGGTGTATCCACGCCGATGAGCCGGACGGTTTCATCTTTGCCGTCTATGTTTACATTGATAGTGTCGCCATCTACAACCTTTATAACCTTTGCCGAAATCAGCACTACTGGTGATGCCTTTTCTTGCTCAGCCTTTTGGGGAGAAGATTGCTGTGGTGGCGCCTGAGTTTTGCTTTCCATCTGGGGGGCCTGGGTGGTAGCGGGTGTGCTTGGTGCAGCTTTCGGGGAATTAGAAAAGAAAGGAGAGGAACAAGCAGTTAAAAGCAAAGCTATTATCAAGAAGAAAGCAAAACACTTTTTCATGGTAAATTCCTCCTAAAGCTTTTGATAACCGCTCAAGAACTTTTGAAAATCTCTTTGCGCCTCTTGTAGCAATGTATTCGCCGCTTCAAATTTACCTTCTTTAAGAAATTTGACTCCGGCAAAAGTTCCTCTAATAGAGTTGCTCAGATAAGTTGTGATCCGTATACTTTCGCCCGGATAGAAAACTGATGCTGCCTGCCGGTCTAATTTATCTACTTGATCTATTAAGTTTTGAAGTTCTGCCGAAATAGGTTCAACTGCTGATGCTAATTCTCTCTGAGACATGGTGCCAGATCCAGCTTGTGTTAGGATGCTTCCTAGTTTTATCAAAAGCTCAGAGTAATTTTTGATAATCGGTGCTGCATGTTCCTTGTAATTGGCGACTGTTATCTCTTGTGTAGGAACTACAACTTGTCTTTGTTCCTGTTCTACTTGGAGTTGGAGTTGGGCAGGCTGCCCGGTTTCTGCAGCGGAAGGGACCGCAGGCGCAGATGCTTGGCTCTCTTCTCGTTTTCTTACTTCCTCGGCCTTCTTTGCTTCTTCAGCTGCCTTTTTAGCGGCTATGGCCTCCTGTCGCTTTCTGGCTTCTTCAGCTTTTCGCGCTTCCTCAGCTGCCTTTCGGGCTTCCTTTGCTAACCTCTCCTCCTCTCTCTTCTGTGCTAATGCGGCTTTTTCTTCCGGCGTAAGTTCAGGAACGGTGGCCACCGTCAGGATAAAAAGCAGGGCCGTAGTGACACCGAAGATTTTGAGCACCCTTTTACGATTCTTTATTTCTCCCCAGCGCAGGATAAAGTCTGGCTTGATGAGACCGAGAATTAAAGCAGCCGCAGAAATAAGAAACAACAAAAAGAAGACAGTAAACATTAGGCATCCCACCTTTCTTTACTTACTATCTGGGGTTTCGTTTATCCAGCCAGCCTGAGCATCAAGATATCAGATAGATTTAACCTAAACCTCACCATTTCCTCCGTCACATCGAAATACTCTGCTAACTCCCACACCTCAACAATGCCTCGTCTAAACGCCTGTAGCAGCTTGTCCAAGGGTATTAACCATTGCGCCGCCCACCTTAAAGCCCTATACTCTGCTCGGCTCACCTCCATGCGGTCCCGGTAGTGGAAGTAGGTGCGAGGTATACGGCAACCCACAGTGGTAAAATGGTGACCCAACTCCTCAGCCAACACACACCTGAAATACGCCCTGGGTGCATAGTCGAGGGAGTTGGCCAACCCAATCACCGGCGGCAGCCCTGGCATAGCCCAATAGACTGCCTCTAGTGGTGGTTCAAAGTCCCACCACTCGATGATTATCCCTTCTCTTTCGGCGAGCCGGAATAACTCCACCGGCATGGCATCACCTGTCCTAGCTTGACGAATCATGTCGAATGCCCTAAATAAGCCGAAACCTGCTACCCCTTGGCCGAAGTAGCAGGTCCGTTAATCTTTCTTTTTGCCGTATTTGCGGAGAATGTATTCCTGAAACTCCTCTAGGCTTCGTCGGGCCTCTTCAGGGAGTTCCTTCAGTGGGTCATCGGTACGGTGAGCGGCTAGGGTGCCAATGTCACCTTTCTCTTCAACACCAGTTTGGTCATAATCATCGAGATAGCCAGCTTTAACCATTAACTCTTTGTAAGACACATGTAAAACAGGAGCCAACTTTTTTAATATCTCAGGAGATGGGATACCTCTTTTGCCGTTTTCAATTTGGGAAAGGTAAGAATTCGAAACACCAGAAGCTAGTTCAACTTGCCTTATAGTCAGCCCTCTCTTTTTTCGCAAATGTTGGAGGTATCTACCAAATTCTGCCGCTTTCATTTGCAATCACCTACAATACCATTATAAAAAGCACGAAAAAATTTAGCCAGTTTTTGAACAAAAAAGTGCTTGCATCAGCAAGCGTTTTATGCTAATATGATTACAACAACAAGATTGCAGTTGCAAGCAGGGCGGTGAGAAAATGCAACGGATCAAACTGAAGGACCCAACCGCGTTTCAGGAAATGCTCATAAAGGCCGGCTATAGCCGAAGGGCCTTAGGCAGAGCTGTGGGTATTTCTGAGCCTTATGCAAACCAAATCGTCACAGGCCGGAGAACCCCCAGCCCTGGTGTGGCGAAAAAAATATGTGATGTTTTAGGTGTCTCTTTTGACGATATTTTTTTAATCGAACATGCTTGCAATAGCGAGCATTGTCCCCGCGCCGCCAACCAGTGAGCCTCATCCACATTATCTACAGCAGAGCCATGGGGAGGTGAAGCCGGTGAAGCTCAAAATCCCCATTGAAGAGGTCCGCGAGGGCGACCGCATCAACGGGAAAGAGGTCGTCGATATACTGCACCGGTTCACCGGCTACGTCCGGTTAACCCTGCGCGGCGGCAGTGTGGTAGATGGTTTTCGGAAACGTGACTTTATAGAAATAGAACGGGCCGAAAGAAAAAGGCGTGCAGTAGAGTAGGAGGTGACCCGATGCAATGCCCCAAGTGTCAGGCCGAAGCCCCCGAAGGTGCCCGCTTCTGCCCGATGTGCGGCAAGCGGCTGCCGAAGCCGAAGCCGGAATATCCGAAGATAGCGGAAGAATTGGAGATACGCCAGGTGGACCCGGTGCTGACGGCTAAAGAGGTGGCCAAGCTCCTACGGGTGTCTGAGTGGATGATCTATGAGCTGGTGCGGCAGAACAAGATACCGTACTTCACCATTGGCACCCGCAAGCGATTTCGAGCCAAGGACATCCTGGAGTGGGCCGGCACTCTGGACGGCCCGGTTACCACGGCGGGATAGAGGGGAGGTGACAACGTGACCCGCGAGCAGTACGAGGACCGCATGTTTTACCTGCTCATGAAGATGTCCGAGTGCCAGCGTATCATCCGGCAGGCGGAAAAGGCCAGGGAAGAGCTGGAGCAGTACCGGGTAGAGCTGGAGCAGCTGGCCCGGGAGTACGCGGAAGATAGCACTTTGGCTACCAAGCTCAAGGCGGTGAGGTAGTGGAAAGGAGGAGTAGCGTGAGAAAACTTTTGAGGCGTCTTTGGGTGCGGTGGAAAATGTGGAGAGATAAGAGAAATGCTGAACGCCGTAAGCGCGAAATATGGGCATACTTCTTCCGAAGCGGGGGGTTGATACGGTGACAGACGATAGGGGACTTTGCCCAATTAAGGTTCTCGCTAAACCAAACGGAAAAGATCACGAGCATTGGTGCGAAGGCGAAGACTGTGCGTGGTGGGTGAAAGAAAACTGTGCAGTGAAAGTAATAGCAGAATCGCTACTTGCTTTCCGCAAATACGGCATTGCGACATATAAGCCGTAACGGCGGGGCTGATTCCCCCGGCACCGGGCCCTAGCGCCGGGGGTGGGGGGATAAGGTAGTGGGGATTAGTTCCTTGAAAACATTAAACCATCGCGAAGGGAGGTGGTGCAATGTTTAAAGCTGCACGGAAAGCAGCCGGGCTGAGCATAGAAGCGGCAGCGTTTAAGCTCCATATTGGCAGTAGGACACTCATCAATTACGAAAATGGTCATACGCTGGTGCCACCAGAGATAGTCCTCAAAATGGCAGAAGTGTACGGCCAGCCGGTATTAACCGCAAAGTATTGCGCAGATTACTGTCCCATCGGTCAGGTGTATGCATACCCGCTAGTTGACAAAGATCTGGCAACTATCGTGCTGGGGTTATTAAAGGAGCACAACGACGTGCGGTTAATCAGGAATCGTTTGTTAGAAATAGCAGCTGATGGGTTAATTACGGAAGAAGAAATACCGGAATTTGAAGCCATACTTAATGAATTACTGGACTTGGAGCAAAAAATCGAGGAGCTAAAACTTTGGGCGTCACGATTGTTACCGATTGCAACTATGATCCGCCGGAGAAAAGAAAAGGCGGCTTGCTAGCCGCACGAAGTTGAGCGCCTTATAAGAGCCTTCCACTACATTGTAGCACGTTTTTGGTAGAGATGCAAGCTGCGCCCGGTGGCGACGGCGTAAAAGTGGGCGGGGAGGAAAGGCCCCGGGGCGGCACGGTGGGGGAGTAGTGCAGCGGCAAGCATCCGGGACTCCAAATCCCGGGACGCGGGTTCGAGTCCCGCCTCCCCTGCCAAGACAAAGGCAGGAGATCGCTCACCGCTGAGCGATTTGGGGGTTGCAGGGCGGCGGCGTGGAGGCGACACGCATTCCAAAACACACCGCAAGTGGTGTGAGCGGGTTCGATTCCCGCCCGCCCTGCAAAATACCCAAAAACCGAAAGCGAGGGATAAAATGAGCCTTTCAATAAGAGCCTTAAATTCGTGGCGTGAGGCCCAAAAGAGGCAAGCAGAATTTGAAAGAAAAAATATGGAAATAGCGATGGAATACGAGCGCGAGCAACTTATCAAAGAGCTTCAACGAATCCTTGAGGTTAACCCTAAAGAAATTGAACTATTTCCTGTACCGATAGAAGAAGAGCTTTCCTGGGAGCCAAGAGTTTTCTGGGAAGCAATTGTGGACGGTTTACGTTTTAGATACCGCTGGAACGATACCACAACAAAGTACAGCCTCTGTGTCGCATGGGAATGCGTGAATAAATGTGGCAATGACGTGTGGTATGAGGTGAATAGTTTAGCAAGCCTTGGAGCACTCCTTAGCGGCGATCGAGCCCAATTACCGTGCTATGACTGTTCCGAAAAAGAAGCAGAAAAGTATAGAGAGGAAAACAAACCCGTAGAATCGCAGGAAGAAAAAATCTGCCCGCTTCTCAATAAGAAATGCTTACAAGAAAAGTGTGCGTGGTTCGACGAATCAATTTGCGGTATCTTAACTCTCGACCTTTAACCATGCCACTCGGCATGGCCCAACCTCCTTAAACCTTCTCCTTCCCGTGGGGCCGGGTCAGGCGGCCCGGCCCAACACAAACCTTTTTGCCACACAGGCTCACAAAAGGAGTGATCTGAGGTGGAAACCACTTTCCGGATAAATTACGAAGAAATTTTGCCCTACATCAAAAAAGCCGTCCAAGAAACCCTGAATCAGGTCTTGGAAAACCTCAACCTCGACGAGACAATCACCACGCTTCAATCCTACCCGGCAAAAATAAAGGCCCAGCAGACCACCCTCATTTCTCTGCAGCGTTCTCTCGAAGACGCAAAGCTTGAACTGGAGACCATAAAAGCGGACATCATAGCAGATATCAACGCTGCCGTGGGCGAAAACGGCAAGCCGCTGTTTTCCAACGAGAAGGCCAGGGAGGCGGAATTTATCCGCCGGGCGAAGTCCAGCCCCGAATACCAGGAAGCGCTGAGCAATTACCGCGCGGTGGAAGACAGCTACAACGAAGCCAAGTTTACCCTCGACCAGCTGTACAACGAATTTTCGGCGCAAAAAGCTATCCTTGCCGCACTTGCGGCCAAGGTAAATTTCCTGGCCGGAATCCCCAAAATATAAGGAGGTTTCGAAAACATGACTCTGGCTCTGGCAAAGCAGGAACTTGCCGTCGTCAAGTTCGAGTCCCCGGTACTCTGCTCTCCGGAAGAGCAGAGGGAGATCCTGGAAGTCATGCAGGCCAACTTCAGCGAAGACGTGCCAATAGATTTCCCGCGCATTAGGATTCCTCCCGGCGGCGGGACGACCTTCGAGGTGCCTTCGGAGGAAGGCACGGAACCGGTCAAAGAACTGGTCGGCGTGATCCTGGACCATTACCGCGTAAACGCCTACTGGGAAGGGGAATACGCCGGGACCGGCACACCGCCCACCTGCTCGGCACTGGACGCCAAGACCGGCGTCGGCAAGCCCGGCGGCAACTGCGACACCTGCAAGCTAAACGCCTGGGGCAGCAATACCAAGGGCGGCCGCGGCAAGGCCTGCAAAAACATCCGCCGCGTCTATCTTCTGACCGAAGGAGAGATGCTTCCATACCTCCTGGCCCTGCCGCCGACCAGCCTGGAAGATTTTAATGCCTACATGCGCCGCCTGACCTCCAAGCACAAGGTCCCCTATTACGGCGCCATCAGCAAAGCCAAGCTGTACAGGGCGCAGAACAAAGACGGGATTACTTATTCCGCCGTGGCCTGGAGTTTCGTCGGCGCGCTGTCGCCCCAGGACAGGGCCGCCATGAAGAATTACGCCGCCACCCTGAAGGCGGCGATGCGCACCGCGAAGGTTGAAGGCATCGAGTACAGCAACGATGAGACAATCGATGTCTCCGCCTCTGCAGGCTCCGGCGCCTTTCTCGACGACGAGCCGTTTTAAAGAGATCGGGCGGTCCCCGTCTTAACGGGGCCGCCCGGGCCTCCACAAAAGCGGGGTGCACAGAAAAATGACCATGCCTCAACGGGTTACAGAACCGGAAACCATTCGCGGCACCGTACACAGGGTGCGCTTTCACAACCAATCCAACGGGTACTGCGTGCTTTCCGTGGACACCGGTGACGATTACATAACCGCCGTGGGCTACATGCCCTCCATCCGGGAAGGCGACGAGTTTACTTTTACCGGCCGGTGGGTTGAGCACCCGAAGTTCGGGCGGCAGTTCGCCTTTGATGCCTGCGAGCTCGTCTTGCCGCAGAGCCGGCAGGGGATCATTGCCTACTTATCCACCCTGGCCTACGGGGTGGGCCCCGTGCGGGCAGCAAGGATAGTGGACGCCCTGGGTGAAAACTGCCTGGAGACGATCATACAGCAGCCGGAGCTCCTCTACCAAGTTCCCGGCATCAGCCCCGAGCAGGCCGGCGAAATCATTGACGGGTTGAAACGGAATACCGCTCTGGCCGAACTGGCGGCCCTCATCTGCCGCCAGGGGGTGACCCCCAGGCTGGCCGCCAAGATCTACGCCCACTACGGCCCGGACAGCATCAAGGTAGTCAAAGAAAACCCTTACGTCCTTGCCGATGAGATTTTCGGTGTCGGCTTCCATACCGCCGACCGGATAGCCCAGGCCGTAGGTATTGCCCCGGATTCGCCCTGCCGGGTAGAGGCGGCTGTGGAATACGTCCTGGGCTCTGCCCAGGGGGAAGGCCACTGCTACCTGCGGCCCCGGGACATCGTTCCGGCGGTGCAAAAGCTGCTGGGCAGGGGCTGCGGGGTGGGGGTGGACGAGATCGCCGCGGCCTGCAATGCACTGATAGAAAAAGCAAGGCTCATAAGAGAAGAAAATGCCATATACCCGGCAGATCTCCACCGGGCCGAATGCTACCTGGCCACCCGCATGAGCGGCCTGGTAGGCCGGCAGGCGGACATTGACCAGAACGATCTGGAGCGGGCCCTCAACTTTGCCGAACAGGCGGCCGGCATCGAGTACGCGCCCCAGCAGAGAGCGGCCATAGAGACGGCTCTGACCAATCACCTGAGCATCATCACCGGCGGGCCCGGTACCGGCAAAAGCACGGTCACCAACGGCATCATTGCCGCCTACAAAAAGCTTTACCCCTTTAACCCGGTCTACCTGGCATCGCCAACTGGCAGGGCGGCCAAGCGGCTCTCCGAAGTGACCGGCCAGGAGGCCAAGACCATCCACCGGCTGCTTAAATACCACCCGGAGATCGGCTTTCAGGTAGACGAGAACAACCCGCTTCATGCCCCCGGCCTCCTCATCGTAGACGAATTTTCCATGACCGACATTAAGCTGGCCGCCGATCTCTTTGCCGCCGTGCCCGATAACATGCAGGTGGTGCTGGTGGGCGACGTGGACCAGCTGCCAAGCGTGGGCCCGGGCAGCGTGCTGCGGGATGCCATTTCCTCCGGGGTGGTGCCCACCGTCCGGCTGAAATTCAATTACCGCCAGGCGCAGGGCAGCCAAATAGCCGCCTGCGCCGACATGGTGCGCCGCGGCGTGGTGCCGCCTCTGGCATCTCTCAATAAGGACGTGGAATGCATATTCGTCGGCGGCGCCGATCAGGTGATCCAGGTGGTGACCGACCGGGTGCGTCAGGCTTTGAGCGACGGCTACGGCCCGATGGATTTTCAGGTCCTTACCCCTGTGTACAAGGGTCCTGCGGGCGTGGATGCCTTAAACGAGGCCATCCGGGAGCTGGTCAACCCACCTGCCCGGGCCAAAACCGAGCACAAATTTAACGGGAAAACCTTCCGCCTTGGAGACAAGGTGATGGTGGTAAAAAACGATTATCCGAAGGGCGTTTTCAACGGCGACATAGGTAAGGTGACCGGTATAGTGAGTGACGGCGAAAATCAGGGGGTTTGGGTCAGGTTCGAGGAGGAGGTTTTCTTCCCGGCCGAAGACCTGGACAGGCTCACCCTGGCTTACGCCTGTACCGTGCACAAAAGCCAGGGCAGCGAATTCCCGCTGTGCATCGTGGTCTGCGTTAAAAGCCACTATATAATGCTCCAGCGCAACCTGCTTTATACGGCCATCACCCGAGCAAAGCACCGGCTCGTGCTGGTCTGCCAGCCCGAAGCAGTAGAAATAGCCGTCAGAAACGACCGCATTCAAGAGCGTTACAGCCGGCTGAAGGAAAGGCTGGTGGGCCTTAACGGAGACTGAGCAGCAAACACGTTTCGGGTGGTGTTTTCATGACGCTGGACGAGATTATAAAGAACCACCTCGACGTAGAACATTTTTTCCGCTCACAGGGAGTCAGGTTAATAAAGCAGCGAGGAAAGGAATGGGAGTGCACCTGCCCGTTCTGTAATAAAGAAAAGCACTTCTATTTCGATACCCGCACAGGGCTCTGGAAGTGCTGGCATTGTGGCGAAAGCGGCAACCTGGTCAGCTTCTTAAAGAAGCTCGGCCATGACTATAAAAGCGCCAAGAAACTCATCGAAGACGCGGCAGGAATCACTAAAAAGGTAACGTCCATCAAACAGAAAGGCCAGAAAAAGCCTCAAAAAAATCCAGTTGCCGGGAGGGAGATTGGCAAACCAGTAATTTACCGCATTTACGCCAGGGTTTGCGAGCTCCTGCCGCTGACGGACATTCACCGGCAGCAGCTTAAAAAGAAGCGGGGGTTTACGGACGAGACCATCGACCGGCTCATGTTCCGGTCCCTGGGCAAGCACGCGGCTGCTTTAAAGGACAGGTTATTGGAGGAATTCACTGAGGAAGATCTGGTTGAATCGGGAGTGCTGGTTAGGGCGAACGGCCAGCTGATTGTGAACAGCCAGCTCCTTGACGACAGGATCCTGATCCCATACCTCGGCCTAGCACGGTACGTTCCCACTGACGGAACGGGCGCCATTGATGTTGGTGAGAAGGATGATGGTATTGAAACGGCGCCGGGACGGCCTACCGGGGCCAGCAGCAAAAATTTGGGCGACATGGGGAACCACGGCGAGGATGAACCCGGCCTAGCACGGTGCAACCCCACTGACGGGTTGGGCGCAGGTAGTGAAGAAGGTGAGGATAGTGCGCCGGGACGGCCCACCGGGGCTGCTGGCAAAAATTTGGGCGACCGATGCAGCCAAGACGCAGTTGAGGGTGGGAGTGAAGTAGAGGTTTACTACATCCGGCCGCACAAGCTCGGCTTTGAAAAGCTTCCCCCGCAGGTTTACTGCCGGTACTTCCTTCAGGATCACCCGGAGCACGTTGTGCTGACCGAGGGCGAATTTAAAGCGGCTGCCCTGTGGCAGTGGCGCATCCCCGCGGTGGCGGTGCCCGGAGTATCGTCCTTCGGCGGCAAGCACCTGGACAGGCTGGTGACCCTGCTTAGGGAGTTTGGAGTTAAAAAAGTCACCGTGATCTTTGACAACGAAATAAAAGACAACCCGGAGTACCCCAACTACAAGCCAAAAGTCTCCGACCGCTACGACACCCAGCTTTGGGCCTACCTCATGGCCTATAAACTCGGCCGTGCAGGGTTCGACGCCAGAGTAGGCTGGCTGCCGGACGAGTGGCGGGTGCAGGGGAAGATCGACTTCGACGGCGCCCTGGCCCAGGGGAGAACCAGGGAAGAAATCTTAAACGTCATTGCCCGGGCCAAAACGCCGCAGGAGTTTCTGGAAAGCCTGGACGAAGAGGCCCGCCGCGTGGTACAGCGCAAGGTCAACATGCACTTTACGCGGCTCAACATCAGGCGGGAATTCAACCGGTATGTGGTGACCAGGTACCGCAACGGGGAGCCCTACGAAGAAACCATCAGCAACTTCGTTATCAACATCAAGTCCAGCTTCTTCACCCCTGAAGGCGTGGTGCGCAACGTCCAGTTCGTCAACGAGTACGGCGAGACTTCGGACATCTTCCCCCTGGACCCCAGCGACATGGCCGGCCCGGGCGAGTTCAAGAAGTTCTGCTTCAGCAAAGGCAATTACATCTTCGAAGGCAGGGGCGACGACCTGATCAACATCTGGAAGCTGGAGTTCGCCCGGGATACGGGGGAATTTATCTACATGCCGGACCGGATCGGCCAGATTTCGGACCACCTGTGGCTGTTCGGCAACCTGGCCATCAAGAAGGGCAAGGTGTATTGGCCGGACAACGACGGCATAATCTGGGTGGAGGGTCGGGGGTACAAGCCGCAGAGCCTGCAAATCGGCCTGGACGGCAGTCGGACTGAAGAATCCATCCCCTCGCTGTCTACAAAACCGGTAGACATCGTGGATATCGCTCAAAAGCTGAAGCAGACCGTGGGCGGGTACGAAGCCTACGTCGCCATAGGCTGGGTCATTGCCACGCTGTTCAACCGCAAGGTGTTCGAGGCCTTCCGCTGCCTGCCGATCCTGTTCATCCACGGCAAGCGGGAATCCGGCAAGACGACCTTCCTGCACTGGATCATGAACTTCTTCGGCCTGGACACCGAAGGCATCGGCCTGGCCGAGACCAGCCAGAACTTCATCACCCGGGCCCTCGCCTACTATTCGGGGCTCGGTGTGTGGTTCGATGAGTACCGCAACGAAGCAAACATCATCAAGAAGGACGGCTTTTTCCGCAGCGCCTACAACCGGCAGCTCTCCGGCAAGGGCACGCCCACGGCCTTCCAGGCCAAAGGGTTCGCGGTCAACGCCTGCGTGGCCATCTCCGGCGAGGAGCTCCCCAAAGACAACGGCCTTTTCACCCGCTGCGTGCCGCTGCAGATATCGGAGTACAAGCGCGACCGGACGTGGTTCGACTGGTTGAATAAAAACTGCTACGATTTCTCCGGCTTCACCTACCACCTGCTGCTCAACTACGACCATTACGCGGAAAAAATTATCGCCAACATCAGGGAACTCAAAGATGCCTTGAGCAAGCGCGACATATCCGACCGGACGGCCACCAACTGGGCGATCTGCGCCGGCGCCTTCGACGCCGTGGTGCTCCAGGACGACGACTTCATCCGCTGGGTAGAGAAGGTCTGCCAGGAAATGAAGCGCACCAGCGAGCAGGAGCACATGCTGAACCAGTTCTGGAACGACGTCAGCTTCCTGGTCTCGGAGAACGAAATCGACGGGCGGCACATGCGGGTCACCGGCGACCGCCTGCTCTACGTCTGGCTGCACGCCGTGTACGAGAAGTGGGCCATCCACTACCGCAAGAAGACGGGGCGCGAACCCTTCGACAAGGCTTCGATAATGAAGTACCTAAAAGAGGAGCCTTACTACGTTTCGCACGGCGAAAACAAGAAGCTGGAAGGGAGCACCCGGGCGGTGTGGACGTTCGACCTCAACCAGGCACCGGAGGTTTTAAGGGAAATCGAAGAAATGCTGTCCAAAAACGGCGGGCTGGCGGCGGATGACTAAAGTACCAGCGTAATCAATAGCAAGTATTTAAAAAGGTTAGATGGAGAAATGCTTGATTTTCAAGGCTTCAGCGGAAAAGGTTAGACGAGGTTAGACGGAGGGTCGAATTCATCTAACCCCCTCAAAGCCTTGGGAATCAAGGCTTTGAGGGTACAGGGTTAGAAAGTTAGATGAAGTTTTGGGTGTTTACGAAAATTTTTGGGGCGCAACCGAAAAGGTCAAAAAAATCTTTTACCTATGTGATCTCGCTCAAAATTTCTAGACCTATTTTTACGGAAAATCCGTCTAACTTTCTAACCCTAAACCCTGAAAGCCTTGTGGCTGTAGGGCTGAGCAGGGTTAGATCAATTTGAGACGTCATCTAACCTTATCTAACCTCATCTAACCCATCAAAATCTGGAAACGCAGCTGGGGTGCTTGTAGGGGGTAGTTTTTCCTAAATTAGAGGAAATAAATGGCAAACAAGGGGGCAGCCATAATGGGGCGCTTCGAACGGATATTGAGCGGAGAAACGGAAACACAGGCGGCAAGCCATCAGGGCTCCCAGGAAAATAAGGATCGCCGGCCCCAAAGCCAGGTACAGCCGGAAATCAAACCGCAGGGTTTTCGGGAACACCAGGATTATCCAAATATGGCTGTAAAAACGGAAATTCCGGACGAAGACACAGAAAACCGCTACTGGCGGGATGTTCTCACCAACGCCTATTACCTGGGTTACCCCGGGCCCGACGGTCAGTACAAAGAATGCGAACCCCTGCGGCCGCTCTACGTGGTGCTGAGCGCGCTGCGGGAAATGGGCGCCGGCTTAATAAAAGTGAAGAGCGAAAGCGGAGCGGCCCACTACAAGCTGGTCCAGGGCAAGATACCGGCCGACAAGTGGGAAGAAATAAAGGCCAGCCTATCCGAGCACCGGGAAAAACTGAAGTGGTTGTTTGCGGTTTCGGCCCTGGGTGCGGTGATGGAAAACGTGGACCTGGCGGCGGAGTTACCGCGGGAGTGGATGGTGGAAACCCTGGGAAAGTACGAGAGGCAGGTCCTGGCGCTGAGGATGGCCATAGGAAACGAGTTGACAAAGCGGAGGGCTTTAAACAGGGAGTACTATTTTAGGGTTGGCGACGGCCGGGTGTTCTACCTGGTCCCGTTTAAAACCGGCCAGGACAGACCGGAGGTGACGCCGGAAGAAGTGATCCTGGTCAGGGAGGCACAGAGGGCCGGTCTTATCGGTCCGGGTGTTGAAGCGGCGGTAGGGGCTTTAAAAACAAAGAAAACGGGTGGGCCGGGAGGGACATATGATGTCGGGCGTTTTTAAGCAACTTATCCGGCAAGGTTGGCTGTGGTTTTGGGTCTACAACCATCATGAGTGGTGCAGGGCCTGTAAAAGGAAAAGTGTCATCATGTTGTGCTGCTGTGTTGGAATTCTGAAGGATCAGAACGGCTGGACCATAGCAAAGTGTGAAGAACGCAAGAGAGAGGCCAGGTTGCTGTACATGAAGGATGCGCGTAAGGCGGTGGGTAGCGTATGACGAAACTCCTGGGCAGAAAGGTGGCGCAAAGTGCAGTAGGTTTCTACGCCCACGGCTGGTTATGGCAGGTGTGGGAACATGACCAGGCCCCATAATACCAGCATATCCCGCTTCAGATGCGGCTGTAAGCTTCCGTGCGAGACGTCAGGCGTGGGTGATGGGTATGCTTCGCCGGGGCCGGTTATGGTTTACAAGATGGACAGGCAGGAAATAGAAAGGCTTTACGGGCCACCGGCAGATCCCGAAAAGGCCATGCAGGTGCGGCAGTGGTACCGGACCATCCTCGGAAAGCGAGAAAAACATGAAGAGGAGGTTTGTGAGGAAATGGAAGCGCTTCACCAGGAAGGGGTAACTACGGAAACGGGGCCGGCCGCTTTGAGCACGGCAGAAGCGGAAGCAACATGGGAAGCAGGAGAACGGCCGGGTTCGGAGAGCTATGACCAGCAACCAGAAAACAAGCGTAACCGAACGTGGGAGAGGTCTGAGCGGCTTAAGAATGCGCGTCAAAAACTCAGCCGTGATACTTACCTCCACCTGAAAGAGCAGGGCTGGGGAGACAGAAAAATCTGCGACGTTTATAGTATCCATCCGACGGTACTGGTTGCGTTAAAAGAAGAGTGGGGGCTTAAAGGGTTTACCTTGCTATCCACCAAGCGTGGCGAGGCAACTACGCAGGAACAGGACGCAGAGCAGCAGATTAACCAGGCAAGTATTCAGCCAGCCGGCGACATCTATGAATACTTCTCAGGCCTTGTGTGTTTCTTGCCGGAGCCTTTGGAAGACGTACTTAAGTTATCCGAGCGAGTGTTGCACCTTACCCGCATGTGCCACGAACTAGAACGAAAGGTGGAACAGATTACCACTGGCGTTAAATACCAGATTGACCAGATCACCGGCGTATTGAATGCCCTTAAGGAAAACTTGGAGGACCTCGGACACGATTACCACCACCACCGGCACCAGGTAGGGCCCGGACATTGGAGCGGGAAAGCAGAGGTGTAGGAATGCCTGGCGACAAGCGTAAGGGCGGCAAATCTCCTAAGCGCAAGGGCAGCAACGGCGAGCGTGAATTTGCCCGGTTGATCGGGGGGCGGCGGGTGCCGCTCTCCGGTTCTGCCGGTGGTCCCTATGCTGGGGATGTTGAGTGGCCCGGAGTAGGCAGAGGTGAAGTGAAGCGCAGAAAGGACGGGTTCCGGCAACTTTATGCCTGGCTGGAAGGCAGGGACTTTCTAGCGCTAAGGGTGGATAGGCAGGAGTGGCTGGTGGTCATGCGGTTAGGGAAGATCTTGGAATTTCTCAGGGAGCAGGGAGCAAGCAATGGTTAACCGCAGTATCCGCGTGGAGGTTTGATTCAAGTGGAAGAGCGGTTGTGCCCTAAATGCGGCAAGAAAGTCTACTCCGCGGCTACAGGGATGGCGTGGATGTGCCCCCACTGCGGGGAGGCTATACCGCCTGGCAAAGAGGAAAAAGGGGCGGGGGAGATGGGGAGTTAGTGAAATGCCCGGTGTGCGGTGATGAGGTGTACATGGTCTTTTTCGGTGATAATGTTTCAAGATGGCGTTGCGTGAAGTGTGAACTAATTTTCACTTTTCAAGTTTACATTTACCGTAACGGGGAGCTTGCACGAATAAAGACCTTTGATAGGTGCAGGAAGGCGGGGCAGGCAGATGAGGTGCAGGCAGTGCGGGGCTGAGAAGGTCCGGGCGTGGAGTAAGTTATTGCGCAGGCGGGTGTGGCTCTGTACGAGATGCGGGCGGGCCGATTACTTGGATTACCGCACCGGTTATCTCCTGGTGCTGTGGCCCGGAAAATGGAGGGTGGCGGTGTGAACGGGATTATAACAATTGCGGAGTATGTAGAGTGGCGCCAACCAGAAATTGTACCGGTGCTTGGGTACTGGATCCAGCGGGCCAAGGCGTTGGCACTACCTTTTACAGCGTGGAGGTTAATCATGGAGGAGCCTCCCCTGCCCGGGCGGGCGGGGCTGCTAAAAGGGGAGGCGGTGAACTGGTGAATCTGCGTAAGCTGATCAACGAGGCAGCAGAAAGAGCGAAAGTATGGAGAAATTACGACCGTCGTATATGTGAGTTCTGCCATAAAGAGATATACGGGCGAGAGTTTCCGCTAACGCTAGCGGGCGGTAGCCGAATAATTGGGTATATTTGTCGAGAGTGCTTAATACGTAAGGCAGAAGAGTTGCGGCAAAATAATGCATCGCAAAAAGCATAAAAAATAACCCCGCACCGGGGTATGGTAAAGCGCTGTCCGGGTAAATGATACCATACTTCCGGCGGGGGTGCAACGAGTGAAACTAAAGCGGGCAACTTTTAGGCACATTGAGGCGGAAATATATGCTTACGAGGAGACGGTCAAGCAAATCGAGAGGATACGGCAGGATATTATCCTTGCGGGGAGCACAGAGGTGCGGCTAGCGGTTAACGAGGGGTGGCATGGCTCGGCAGTTGAGAGGAGGGCGACGAAACTAGCGGATTATATCCTATTGCGGGAAATGGAGAGGATTACGGGAGCGATAAGAGATACTTACCTTCGGTGCAGGGAGGAGGCTAAAAGGGTTATCTGGGTCAAGTACGGGTTGGCAATAGACTGGCAGCCGCCACAGGAACTTGTACAAAAATTGCAGGGGAGGAGTAGATTTGACCTGTCGGCCAGGGATATGGCTGAAATCCTGAATATAGACGAGAGTACATTTCACCGCTATCGCACGGGGTTTGTATACGGGATTGCGGAAAGGCTGGGGTGGTACTGAATGCCGAGAGGTAGATCATGTGACGCATGCTGGAAAAAGACAAGGCATATAACGAGGTTTATCACAGGTGTAGCTAGAGAAAACGAATGGAGCAAACTTTTGACTTGCAATATCTGTGGGAAAACACTAGAGGGATATTATGTAAGGCCCTTCTGTGAGGGATATGCTCATATAAGCTGTATAGAACTTGGGGTCGTTAGAAAGGATGAAGACCGTGGGTAGCCATTTGCACGTCGGAAAGGTAACAAAGCGAGTTCTACTACTGAAGTAATTTGGTAATAGGCTGGAAATTAAAACCACCAAAGAACTGACAGATGGGTCAGGACTAAGCCCACAACAGACGGCAATGACGTTGCGTCAAATGTGGAAAGAAGGCCTGATTAGCTGCCGGGGGTATTCAAAAGCAGGTGATCGGTGGAGCATTACTGAAAAATGTTTAGACTATTTAGTAGCTAAAATCTGTTACATGCGATTGCCTCCTGGTTATCACTTGGCGAAGGACTAGGTTGCAAGTTTTTTGCAAGCCTGAAAGCCTGTCAAGTATGCTATTATGCTACCAGTAGAGCCGTCCGCGAGGGCGGCTTTTGTATTGCAGGTGAGATTATGCCGAAGCTACCAACGCCGTGTAGTTACTCGGGTTGCCCGAATTTAGTCGAAGCAGGAAAACGCTACTGCCCGGAGCACATGAGGCAGTACTACCGACACCAGAGTGAGAAGCGAGGGACGGCGGCCCAACGCGGCTATGACTCCCGCTGGCAGAGGGTGCGGGAAATGTACCTGCGCCGGCATCCGTTGTGTGAGCTGTGCGAGCAGGAGGGCCGGATTACGCCAGCCACCATCGTTCACCACAAGCAGCCGATAAAGCATGGCGGGCACGCGCTGGATATGGAGAACTTGATGAGTGTGTGCCGCGAGTGCCACATTAGGTTGCATACAGGAAAAGAATGTACCCCATAGGGTATAAGGGAAGCCCCCAGGGGTATGGGTGGGCATAGAGGGGGTAGGGGGGTGAAAATCCCTGGCACCCCTCGGCCCTAGACCGCGCGCCCGGCCTCGAACGCGCGGCCGCAAGTTTTGTTAAGGGGGGATTGCCGGGGCGAGACACCGTTAAACCAAAGATACCCCCAAGGGGTATGGTGGACTTAAAAGGGAAGTGATACGTATGGGAAGGCGAGGACCGGCACCAAAACCTACGGTGTTGAAAATACTGCAGGGAAATCCTGGCAAGCGGCCACTTAACAAAAACGAACCCAAGCCAAAGCCGGTGGCTCCCAAGTGCCCTAGCTGGCTGGACAAGGAAGCCAAGCGGGAGTGGAAGCGTGTGGCCCCGGAACTTGAGCGCCTGGGGCTTTTGACCGTGGTGGACGGCGCGGCCCTGGCCGCCTACTGCCAGGCCTATGCCAGGTGGAAGCAGGCCGAGGAGATCATCAAGCGGGAAGGCATGACTGTCACCACGGAGACTGGTTACGTCATGCCCCACCCGGCGGTCAAGATAGCCGAGAAGTCGATGCAGTTGATAAGGGCCTTCTGCGCAGAGTTCGGCTTGACGCCTTCAAGCCGTGGCCGGATGAGTTTGCCGGAGCAGAAAGAAGAAGACGAATTCGAGGAGTTCCTGCGCCGTGGCAAGGCGAAAAAGCCTTCATCCGGTTGATGCCTACGCCGAGGCGGTTGTAAACGGAAAGGTCGTTGCCGGCGAACTTATCCGGCTGGCCTGCGAGCGGCACCTGCGGGACCTGAAGGCCGCCGCTACACGGGGGTTGTACTTTGATTACGGTGCAGCAGACCACGCCCTTGAGTTTTTTCGCTTTCTGCGGCACTCCAAAGGGGAATGGGCCGGCTGCACGTTTCAGCTAGAGCCCTGGCAGCAGTTCATAGTAGGCAGCATCTTTGGCTGGATGCGGGCCGACGGGACCCGGCGGTATCGAACTGCCTACATTGAGGTGCCTCGCAAGAATGGGAAATCAACCCTTGCCGCTGGCGTAGGGCTCTACCTTTTCGTGGCGGACGGAGAGCCTGGCTCGGAGGTGTACAGTGCAGCGCCTCTGGTCTTGGACACTCCAATCTTGACAACCCGTGGTTGGACCACGATGGGCGAATTGCGGGTCGGCGACAAGGTGTTCGCTGAAGATGGGAACCCAACAACGGTTACGTACCTGTCGCCCATCGTACTCAGGAAAACCTATAGAGTTCGCTTTGACGATGGTAGCGAGTTGATCGCTACTGAGCAAAATGCAAAACTTAGAGCTCTTGAACCCGAAAGATTTTAGGACCTAAGGGGTAAGCTTTACCCACTTCCTTAACCTGCTTTTTGTAACACATTTACTTAAAAGAAGAAAGGACTTCCTCCTCTTTGTGTCGAATTTAATCGAAAAACCCCAAAAAACCACAAAGGGAGGAGGAAGCCCTTACATGGTGTATATTCAACAGCCAACGCTTTTTCCCTTCGAGGTTTTTGTTCACTCCGGCTGCAGTCACCAGCACTTTTTTTCGGCCCTCCTTTCTATCGATGTCGAGCCAATAAGGAAAATGTTTCCTTTGTACCAAGGAACCGGCCGCCCAGGCT